ACACCGTTTACTTGAAAATTATTAAAAATCTGTTCTATTAATTCATTCATAATTAATCTTCCTTAATATATTTTTTTTGAACTTGCAACATAGCATTTTCAATTTGACTTTTATTAAATGATTTTCTAAAAAACGGCTTCTTTGCTTCACCTGATGATGACCCGAATTCTCTTGCCCTTATAATTAAAGGCACAGGTATTCCGTTATATTGGTAAATATCACCGTGTCGCCCTGCTTGTCTAGTTTGTCGGTGTTTTTTACCTGTTTTATATTGGTAGCCCTCTGTATCATAAGTAGTCACAAAAAATTGTTTTTCGCCCTCTTTATAATAACCGTAAAAGCCTATTTTAGTGTTTACCCCGTCATCTTTTCTTGTCCTATATGTTTTGGTTATTTTTAAATATGGTGTTAGTTTACTAGCGTCTTTAAAAGCCGTTTGAATATTAGACATTACATTTTGTTTTACTACTTCCGCCCCCGCTCTTGTCATTTCTTCAAACATTTCGGGTGCTTGGCTTCTTAATGACATAAATTCTTCTATCAATTCGGTTGGTAATTGCATTTTAAATTTAGCCATTATTTTAAAATTTCCTTTGCTTGTAATTCTAATTCTACGCAATCCTCATTTATATTATTAAAATACTCGATTTTATAGCGTTTATTTCTAAAAACGATAATCATATCACGATTAGAATTTAAAGCGTTATAATAAGCATTTTCTAATGTTTGTGAGTATCTAATAGTAAAATTAGTATAGGCTTTTTCAAAATTACTATCATTTTTAATTAATGTAAACCCTCTTGTAGTAAAAACATTTGCGTATGGCTCTAATATTAAGTTTTCTTGAACGCTAGGAAATCCCTGACTATCTTTAGTTTCTACTAATTGATAGATTGAGATTTTATATTTGTATTTACCTGCATTTATCATAATAGATTTATACAGTGCATACCTAATATTGTTTCAACAACTTTATTTAGGTTAGTGTTATCAACATACATTGTTCTATTGTCCCACATATCTTGACATAGTATGAAAACCACGATAACCATATCATTATAATTATCTAGGTTTTCAACACTAACGCCTGTATATTTTGATATATAGTCTTTAGAAATATTTATTAAATTAGTTAAAGTGTTTTGGTCGTCTTGTGTGACTTCGCTTAATCTGATGTATTCTGCTACATCTTGATAAGTTATTTCACTAATTTTAGTAATATTATTCATCATTATTCCCCTTTCGGTGAATTTTGCCTAAACAACAAATAATATATTATTCAGTTTTAAGTGTTAATGAAGCAATCTTTTGTTCGTTTTGAACTTTACTATCAAATTCAAACCAACCAATTACGCCGTATGCGTGTTCGTCTGCATACTTTTCTCTTAAAACTTCGATATTAATATCTTCTGACATCTTTGTTGCAAGACCTGACATATCACCATAGAAAATTTTACCCGCAGGCATATTGTCTGATACATAAACAGGCTTACCTAATAAAGATTTACCGAATGGTAATGAAATATCATCTTGTAATAGATAACGTCCCATATCGTCTTTTAACTTTCTTAATGATGTTCTAGTTGCAACTGACATAATCCAAATTGCGTCCTTTTGGTAAATATCTTTTACTAATGCTTGAACGTCAATTAAATCGTCACCTATAAATCCTGTTGTTTTTGCACTTACCATTGTATTTGTTAAGCCTGATAGACCCTCAACCTTATTTTCTGTGCCATTTAATAATTCACCCTCAATAAATCTTGAAATTTGATAAGCCATTTCATCAACGATAAATCCGACAATATCAAATTGTGCATTATTGATTAATGAACGTGATATTTTAGTTAATGCACCTGCTAAAAATCCTGTTAAATTGATTGAACTAAAATTACCTGTTGAACTTGACATAGCCACAAATTCAGTTTGATATGCAACAGTAATGTTTGGTGTAGTTTCTGATGTTTCATCATAAGCGGGGTAGTAAGGTAAATCTAAATTACCCTTAATATTGTATTTAGATGACTTTTCAAGAATAGGTGAAATATCATATACTTTCTTGATAATTCTATTTACAATAGTTGTAGGGATTACTGCACCATTATTTGCCTTTGTTAATTCGCCTGCTCTTTCGTGAACGATAAATCCACGAACATAATTTTCAAATGCTTTTTCATCTGCTTCTTCCTGTGCTTCATCTTCTGCACTTCTCTTTTTAGTGCCACAAGCATTTTGCTTTAATTCCTTAAATTCTCTATCTAAACCTAACGCTTCTATAATTCTTCTAATATCATCTCTGATTTCTGCTAATTCTTCCATTTCATCAGGTGTTAATTCTCTTTTTTCCTCTTTTGCCTTATTAAACAATTCATCTGCTCTTGTCATAAGGTCATTTTGCTTTTCGATTAATTCTTTCTCATTCATAATTAATTTTCCCCTTTCAATTCTCTAATCTCTTTTAAAATTTCTTCTGCTTTAGAATAATCTATATTTTTTTCAACAATTTCTTGTTGTTTAGGCTCTTGTTGTTCTTCCTGTCTTTCTTGTTTTGGCTCTTGCGGTGTTGTATCAATAACTTCTACACTTTCAAACACTCTTTCATCACCTAACAAGACTTGTTTATCATCACGTGCCATAATCAATGTGCCTTTATATGCAGGTGTTCGTGTTCTATCTAATATTGATACTTCTTCTAAATCTAAATCCTTTACTGCTCTATGCAATAAACCTTTTTCATCATAAGTTTTATCAACATCTCTATCTGTAAAACCAAACGACCAACCTACTAAATCGCCTTTTCTAGCCTTATCTATAACATCTTTATCATAAATCTTGGCTCTTGCTCTTAAACCTATATTATCTTCTTCTAATTCTAGGTTTCCGTCTTTTGTTCCGCCTAAATCACGTTTTTTATCGTGGTTTAATAAAACTCTTACGTTGTCATTTCTTGAAAGTGCCTTTTTAAATGCACCCTCTTTCATAGTTTCAATAAAATCGCCTGACCTATCGTGTAATATTTTACTAGGTCTTTCAACGGCGTTTACATAACCCGAAATTTCAACGTGGTCCGCTCTAATTAAAATATTCATACATTCACCCCCCTCTTATAAACTTTGATTTCCTGATTGCTCGAATTCTGTATCTAATTCTTTATCAACTAAAACTTTTTGGATTGCTTCTTGGTCGCCTGATGTTTCATTTTTATTAGGCACATAATATTGATGTGTGTTAGTATCATATAATACTGCACCTAATCCTACATTAATAACATCTAATCCCTTAATGAAATTCATATTTTCTTCTTTACGCATTTCATTTATAGTCATCAATCCAACTTCTTTTGCTAATTTATAAGCCTGATAACGTTCTGTAATATTTGCTTTTATGATTTCCTTTACATCAAATGTAAAGAAATAATTTTTCTTTTCCTTTTCAAGTAATAAATCACGATTTAAAGCCGTTTCAAATGCTTTTACAATAGGGTATATTGCTTGTTTAAATGTTTCATAAAAATCCGCTTGAATATGAAATATATTATTTATTTCTTCCTGTAATGTTTTCTTGCTTTCGTTCAACTGCATTTCAACACTACTATTTGACGCTTCTTGAAAATCTAATCCGTCGTTTAAAACAATAGTATTTGTTTCATTGTTTGCATAAAGATTTTTCCACGCTTTTTTTAATTCGTCCATCTCAACTTGGGCTAACCTACGTCGTGATTTTAAAAACCCTTTTTTATTACCACCCGACTTAACTAAACCTAATTGATATAATAAAGTCTGATACGCCGTTTCTAACGCCTTTGATAACTCAACACATAAACCTGTACTCTCTGCACCGTCTTGTGTTTTCCTCAACAACTTAATAAATTCAAAAGGGTAATACTGTTCGCCCTCAACTAATATTGTATAGTCTTTATATATAGGCTTATAATTTTTTAAAAATGAAATATAGATATTTTCAACATAATATAATCCTGTGACTTCATTTCTATTTTTACCAATATAAGCATAACCGCCTTTACCCATTAAATAATCTTCGACCATAGCCTTTTTAAATTGGTAAGGGTCAAGTGTGTCGCCTGTATCATTATTTAACATTTTAACTCTAGGGTCATCTTCTACTTCTTCGACTTTGCCCTGTTTATATTTGTATAACTTAACAGGCATACAAGCAATCATATTTGATATAAAATCAACTGCCCCCGCAACGGCGGGTAAGGTCATAGCCTTTTCTCTTGTTATTGTTTCACCATTAATTAAGGCTTGTAATAAGACATCATCAATAGGTGGTGTGACATCTGCATTTGTATCACGTCGTTTAAATATTCTATTGAAAAATCCCAAATTCACGCACCCCCTTATACTACATTTTTATTATACAACTGTATAATATTAAATTTTTCGGATTTTTTTTCATAATAATAGACAAGCATAAACTTGTCTAAAATGTTTGAACTACAAAATCCATTTGATTTAATAATACATCTTGTTGCAATAAATACACTGCATTTATTAAACTTACTACCATATCAACTTTACCTTTGGATTTCTTTTTAGTCACATATAAATTTTTATTCGTGTCATAAGTGCAACGTGCATTTTGAAAATTAATTTCTAATAATTTATTTTCTGTATATTTAAATTTACCATTTAAAATATATTCTTTTAAAAGTTTTGTTGGCGGGTGTAAGACCGAACTATGTTGTCTTACTTCAACCATAT